ATGGGCACGGTCACTAAGCGACAAACAAAAGACGGTACAACCCGGTATAGAGCTCAAGTCCGTGTACAACGTCAAGGCTATCCTGAATTTAAGCAATCCAAGACCTTCAGCAAGAAGTCATTAGCTGAGGACTGGATCAAACGCACAGAAGCAGAAATCGAATTGCACCCTGAAAAAATGTTGAATCCGGCGGTGCAAATAAAGCACAAAACGCTTAGGGAATTCATTTTTCAGTATTTGGAAGAAGCGGACAGCTTTGCCAGAACAAAAACTGGAGCACTACAGCACATCGCTAGTTTAGATATTTCTGAGAAGAATATCTATTCTTTAACACGACAAGACTTTTCTGATTATGCAATTATGCGAAGAAAAGGCGATCCAATGAAAGGTACTGATGGTGTAGCACCCGCAACCATATTAAAAGATCTGAGTCATATCAAGGCTGTTATCGTTCATGCAGAATTTGTATGGGGCGAACCTTTAGAAACGGTACTAATCGAATTTGAAAAAGCCATGATTGGCCTTCAGAAGTCGCGGATCGTGACCAGATCCAAACAGCGTGACCGCTTGCCTACGGCGGAAGAACTTCAAATGCTGACCAACTATTTCTATAAAAGCTGGAAACGGGTCAAAAACTCCACACCTATGCACCTTATCATGTGGTTTGCTGTGTATACCGCACGCCGAGAAGATGAATTGTGCTCATTACGTTTGGATGACTTTGACGATCTAAACAGTCAATGGCTGGTACGTGATGCTAAGAATCCAAATGGATCTTTGGGTAATCACAAATATGCCCACATGGAACCAAGGGCCATCAATATGATTGATGAGTTCATGAGGCCTGATGTGCGTGAACGTATGCTTGCCTTAGGTTATGACAAAAATATTTTAATACCGGTAAATACTGCAACTGTTTCGACGTACTTCACCCGGGCATGTAATGCATGTGGTATCACTGACTTAAGATTCCATGATCTACGTCATGAAGCTGCCACGCGATATGCTGAGGATGGTTTTACTATTCCTCAATTGCAGACTATTACCCTGCATGAGTCCTGGAACACCTTAAAGCGGTATGTGAACCTAAAAAAACGTGGTACCCGATTGGAGTTTGAGGAAGCGATCCGTGTTGCTGAGGAAAACTATAATAGCTATTACAAGGAATGGAGCAAGAAACAACGCTACATGGCATTGGTTGATAAGAATGATGCTTTTGAAGATGATGGCGTAATTAATGTTGATTTTGATTTCATTAAAAAGTATTTGGATGTATTTATTGAGATTCACCAGAACAATAAATATTTTAAACGCTTGCATGTGAATAAACTGAATAGCAACAATCCATTTGCTTGGGATAATGAAAATAATCGTTTCGTGGCTGATGATATTCAATTAGCCTGGGAAGATTGGTTTATTGAGAATGGAAAAGTAGACTGGGATGAACTGCCTAAAGGAAGTACGCATTTTGCTGTTAAAGACCTCACGATCGTGAAGAAATTAAAGACACGTACATATTTATGGGATGGGTCTATTCAAGGCTGGTTAGATAGCTTTGGGCAGTACTTTATTGATAATAAACATATTGCTTTTTAAGTTAATATGCCTTGTATTAACAATTAATTAAAATGGTTCACATTTACTAAGAATTGAGGATTTCTTATGGGAGAAGCAAAAAATAGAGGATCTTTTGAAGATCGCAAAAAAAATGCATTGGAAAGAAATAATCAGAGCTATATTTCAAATAAGAATTTTCCAAGTATTGCTACTAATTATCAAATTATTCAACAACCCAGAGAGCGATTACTTCAATTTACCGATTCCATTTCAAAATCCTTGCAAGATAAAAATTATTTTGCTGCATTAATAATGGCTTTAACTCTTCCTGATATATGTTGTTCGTTAGAAGATGAAAATAGAAGGACTAAAGGTAAGAAATATGCAAATTGGTTTACAAAATACCTTGGAGATCAATATAAAAGCGGAATTGGTGGGCAATCTACAGAAACAGTTTTCTTGTCCGGTGAAGAATGTTATGCATTAAGATGTGCTTATTTACATAAAGGTTTTAATCAAATTGAAGATGAGTCTATTGTTCAGAATTATACTGGTGTTTCTTCAAGAATTGAGTTTATGGCAGAGATGTCATCTGACAAACTTAAGATAAATGGTGTTCTATTGCTTAGTTTGGAAAATTTTTGTCAGCAAATTATTGATGGTATTATTAAATGGCTAGATGATAACAAAACCAATTCAATTATTAATGAAAGAATTAAAGAGATTCCTGTAATACATACTAAAGGTTTTTCACCGATACCAGGTGTGTTTGTGGAAGGCTGAAACTGAAATCTGGAAATACAAGCCCTCAAATGAGGGCTTATTATTATGGCCATGCATCACTCAATCGCTTTGCATCAGCTGCGTGTTCATCAGCTCGTTGCGCCACTGTTCGGTATTCATTGACGCATTTTTCGAGTACGACACCGCTGGCACTGGCGTACTCAATGATGGTTTCTCGGGTAGCTTTGGACATACGGCTTGAGGCTGTATCGATTTGTTTTGACAGCCGATCAATAGCGGACTTAGCGCTATTGCTATCAGCAATGATTTGTTTGATATCTTCACGATGTTGAATCTCCGCTTTGAGTAGCTTTTCAGACCATTGTTTTTCTTTTGCGATTGCGTCAGCTTTGGCTTTCTCAGTTAATGCTTCAGCTGTGGCAAGATCAGTTTTATATTTAGCATCAAGTAATGTGTAATCATCTTGCCAAGCAGATACACGCCACGTCTGCACACCAAATCCGATGAGCGTAAGTAATAAAAAAGCCGCCAAAAAGATAATGACGGCTTCATAAAACTTTGTAATAAATCCTGTTATTAATTCTTTCATTGCGCCCCCATGCATTTATTGTGACGTTCAAGCTGTCGAGTCCAAACGCCATAGCAGTTATTTGAACGAATAGAACAGTCACGCTTTGCTACGTATTTCCATTTGAGTAATGAGTCACAGGCAGCTTTATATTTTTTGGCTTTGAGGTTGCGCAACATCGATGAACCGGACCAGTTTGCGGTACCGTATTGATATGTGAAATCTAAATATAGATCGTATTCATCCTGTGAAATTGGTACATTCAATATGGTTTTATTGAAACGCTGGGCATCCTTATCCATGTGCAGCTTGAGATAATTTAACGCAGTCTTACGATCAATTGCAGGATCTGTCATCTTGACGCGCACACCATTTGGATAAACAGTGGTACCGTGGCCAATCGTTGGCACATCCCCTTTCACAGGAATAACTGGTTTTGCTGTATATCCCTCTTTTTGTGCTGTAGCTTGAACTTGTTGTTCACTAGGACCAGTAATAAAAAAACCGCTTATTAAAGCGGCTGATATCGTTGATCCTGCAACAAATAATTTAGTCTTGTTTTGCATCCCATTGCCCTCGCAATTTTGCAATTTTTAGTTCATGTTCTTCTTGCTCACGTTGATCTTTACGTTTTTGAAATTGCTTGTTTGATAAGTAGTTTGCAAAACTAATCGCAAGACCAGCTAAACCTATCAAAACACCAATTAAAAACCCCCAGTCCCAAGTAGCAAGCCAAGAAATAATAGTGATTCCAGTCCCTGCAGTGGTTGCGACTGGTCCTGATGTATCTATGATTTGTGTCGCATTCGACATTGTGCCCCCTATAAAATTGACATTAAAAAAGCACCCGAAGGTGCTTAGAACTTGAAAAATTTAACTTTCTGCAGTGGCTTGTGTGATCCGTGCTGAGTAATTCCATGATGTTGGTTTCCATACGTCCCGCGCAGCAACACGCACATAATATGTGGTCGTTGATTGCAAGCCAGTAATCGTGCAAGCATTTTCGGTACCTGTCCAACGAGCAGCTGTCAATTCAGGATCGAAACTTGCACTAGTACTAACCCAAACCTGATAATCTTTCAGATCTGGTACTTCGCTTGGAATCCAAGTCACTGTGATTGAATCAGCGGTTGCGGATGTGTACACGTTCAGCAATTGCGGTGGTGCTGGATTACTGATATTTAATTCAGCAAAAGTACTAATTGTTGAACCATTTTTACTCGCTACACGAATCGTGTAAGCACGCTGGATGCCGTCAATTTTAGCTTCATCCATACTGTAACTATAATCAGTATTTGTCGTTTCAACTTCACGTAGCAATACACCACCTGACATGATTTGAACGATATACCCTGTGGCACCAGCTGCACTTTGCCATTGAACCTTAAAGCTTGTACCTTCAAAGGCTGACTGAAGGGATAGACCTTTTACACCAGATGGACGGCTGCCAGTAATGGTGTGACTATAAGCGGCTACCTCATCCAAAGTCTGTTCTTTTTGCTGCAATCCATTGAAGCTGGTGAACTTCAGATAAATCTGTTTTCCAACCATATTTTCATTGTAATCATGGCTAAAAATGGCACGATCAATACGGACAAATGATTCGCCTGCATTATGTGGCCCTGCATCATCGAAACGTCCACGGATCACATCGCTCAATGTATACAGCCCAGATCCATTCAATGTGGCCTCAATATAGTTAATATATTCGTCACCGACTCGGCATAGAGTTGCATCAACTTCAGCATCTTCAACCGTACCACTGAACATCTGGCTGGATGTATTCAACTGAATCTGCATCTCGGTATCATCTGCATCAATGGCTGATACTAAAGTACCGTAGCGTGCTGAACCATAGATGGTGCCGATCATTTCATAAGTCGTGTTATCTATACTTGCCCAGACGTTACAGCCACCCCAATTGATCCCACCTGATACTGCTACCCAGATCTGATTCTTACCCCCTGTCAATTCTAAAGGAGGCTCAAAAATTGCCGGTGCATTAACATTACCTGGTTCTTCATTGCCACCTTGATACCCATTCGATGATTGCAGGTCATACTCAACTGCTGAACGAGATCCGACTGCTAACTCTTCAGCGGTAATCGAAAGTACACCCTCCTCATCTTCTTCAACTCGTGTGATTCGTACTGGAAACTGATTTAAGCCTAAAGATTCGTCTGTGATGGTCACAATGTCCATTGGTTCAAGTCGGCAGTACTTCCAACCCAATTCGAACTCATATTCATTTCGAACATAGAGTCGTCGCTGTAATAGCAATTGCACCGCATGACGCGCAATTTTCGGCTCACAGAAAAAGTCGAACTTGACTGGATCTTGTGTACGTAACCCAAACATTTCAATATTTGCCTGGTCTTTAGCTTCAACGGTTTCAGTGTTGTATTGATTGAAGCGATTCACGTACTCAATCTGGCAATGATTATAGGCATCAGTATCACGACTTCGGCGTACCCGAACTGGCTGATCTTCCCCTAGAAAATCGTCATCAGTAAGGTGATAAACTGGCTCCAGATCAGGTACGAACGTTACCCCATTTCCACTGACGACACTGTCACCATAAGACCGGATTTTCAAACCGTCTGGACTAGGAACCACAGCACAATTCACCGCTTCAACAATTTCATTGATGATTTCGAATGCTTCACGCTGTTCTGTCAAAGCAGGACTGACCAACAAATTGGTTGCAGCACAGTAGATCCGAAATTCAGATAAATCTGCCATATTTAGACTTGGTGAAGCACCATAACGTGGATTTGTTACGAGATCTTCAATCACATCAGCCGGATTTGCATCATGAATTGTTTCTGAAAATGTAATGTCGCTAATCACTTCAAAGTTGTGATTCGACAGGCTGGCGCTGCCACCCATGTCATAATTGGCACACGCAACATATCCAAGGAACGGATAATGTACTGCCTGATCTGGATGTTTAGATGCCAAATAACCCCAAACTGGATTATGGTCGCCATCAAATAATTCAAAGCCAAGCTGGTCAATCGGCTTGAGTTGCACATCATTTTCAGTTTTCTGCACGATCTGTTCTTTATCGCGCCAAATGATACCGATATCTTTAATTTTGTTTTCACACAGTCCAAGCATTAAAGATGCACTATATGTATACGTTGTATTTTGAGTTTTTACGCCACCACCCTTACCACCTTGTTTCTGTGTTGTTGTATGCGCTGTGGCTGTAAAGTCAGCGTACCAGAACATATTTGCTGCAACACGATTTTTGCCATAAACCAGCGGCTGGGCTAATCCGTATGCAGACTGCTGAATACGCATTGAATTGATACGTTTATCAGATGTGCTGACTGTACCTCCACCAAAGACACCACCCATTTTTATAGCCCTCTTAAACGATAAAACCCGGCAATTCGCCGGGCTAAACTTCCTTTTGTGCCATCTTGGAGAATGACTCCTTGATGGATGTATGAGTGAATTATGGTTGGCCACTCAATGACAATTGCACCATGACTGATGCATTTGCCGAAATGATAAAGAACAATGTCACCAGGTTGCGGATCACCCACTTGATCACAAAATTTCTGAATGTGCTCAAGGTAGCGCTGACCCATCTGGTGCATGTGCCAATCCGGCGGGTATGGGCTGGGATCGTAGTGATTAATTAACCCCACTGCTTCATAGACCTCACAAAGCAGGGTTGCACAATCCACGCCCACGCCTTTGATACGGCCTTGGTGATGGTAGGGTGTGCCCAGCCATGTCATTGCTTCGGCAACGGCTTCGAGGTTTTTCATTAGAATGCCTCTCTGAAATGAACACACCAATTGTACAGAGGGCTGCTATCTGTAATTGATAGATAAGCACTTGAATCACGTAATTGGCCACGTGGCAAATTTGCCGCAGTTTTTGGATTGCTTTGACCTTCCATCGCATAATCAACACGACCACTTGTTAGAGTTGCGCTCGTTGTTAATGTGACCTTATTATCGCTAATTGTCTTTGATGTGATCGGCACTTCGATACCATCATTAAACAACTGAAAACCCCAATTTGCATTTTTTGCTGTCATATTGACAGTATCAGCAACAAGATTACCTACGCTGTTGAAAGTGATTTCGATAGTGTTAGCGTCTTTCTTGGTGACGTTTGTCGGCATCAAAGCTTGATATTTTTTGCCAACAACAATATCACTAATCGCTTTAGCAAAATACTCACCAAGTTTGTAGTGTCCCCTTGGGTCATAATGCAAATAATCACTAATGAACGAAAAAGGATAGCCTGCGCTTACTAAGTGAATGTTTAGATTGGTTTTTGCAGCGTTATAAAGACCCAAAACCCCATGATACGCTGTGCTAAACGAACTTGGTTGCGATACTAATAATTGCACATCAGCAGACTGCCCAGTTCTTGCTTTAATATCAGCATTTAACGTGTCATAAAACTCGATCAGCTTGGTTGTATATTGTGAATTGCTTTGATCTGCTTCACCATGCACAAAAACAACCGCAGGCACATACGCTTTTAAGCCTTTTTTGTTTGCTACCCAAACGCCACGCTCAATACCAGTCATTAGGTTTGTATAAGGCACTGTACCGCTAACAAGATCAGTTAAATACGATGCACCCCGACCTGATGTAAAACACAAAATTTTGGAGTTAATACCCATTAATTCTGTTTGTCGTGCTAACGCTCTGCCTGTACCCTCAATCGCTGACGTTCCGCAGTTTGCGCTATCAATAATCGTTTTTAACGGTTGAAAATCCGTTAAAGTGCTGCCATTTACGACATTCTCTACATCTCTAATATATCCCAAACGAACATCCGTACCAGCGAACATAAACAACCTGTCGCCGTAAGGGTTGTTATACATAAACTGTTCAGGCGCAGCACCACCAACACCTGCTCCACCAACACCGACTGAGTTTGACTGACCGTAACTTGGCAATATAATCAATAAATCATCAGCACTCGGTATGCGCTTAACTTCATTTGACAACTTGGAAACCGCTAAACTTGTTACACTACCGATACTACTTACATCTGCATGTGTAACTACACTGTTAGCAACTTTATGCGCTGTTAGATATTTTTTGGGCGAAATGTCATCCAACAATTGCGCTCCGCTTGCTGACACTTCATGCAGTTTGTCGCTATTCAAATATACAGACGATCCTGAATTACTTTGTGATGTTGTAGAGGGTATCAACCCTGAGATTTCTGAAAGAATTTCACCTTTAATTAAAGTTGACTCGCTGCTTCTTATGCCCTCAACCTCTCCGTCAAAAAACCCATTTACTGAATACGCTTGGCCAAAATTCACAACAAAAATAGGTAGTTGATACGATGCACCAACATAGGCATTTGGATCTGTACTTACATCACTATAACGACCCACCTTAAAAAATGGCGATGGATCTGTGATAGATGCAGAAACAGGAAGATTTCTTAAATCCAACCAAACAACCTGAAAATTTGTCGTTGGAATTGTAATTGAGTGCGCTGGAATCGCTAATCCATGGCGTCCTAAGATTGTATTGTTATAATTAAAAACAATAACGTTATCCCAAGCTAAAAGTCGCAAACCTTTGTCATAACTAATTTTAGTCGTCGCTGTACCTTTTAGCCAAACAACGGGCATTGAACTTTTAAATGAGCCTTGTATGTCGAGTAAATCTGCACCCACTCCAGCTAAAATTTCCGTTTTTAACATTTCGCTTTCTGTCCTTCTCACACCCTCAATTTCACCATCGAAGAATCCATTTTCCGATTTAACTAAACCGTATGCAGAGCTAAAAATGGGCAACTGATGCGATGCTCCAATATATTTATTTGGGTCACTTGCGTCATTATATCTACCCACCTTTACAACCGCAGATGGTGCAACAGTTCCGCTTGTTGTCACAGATGATAGATCAATCCAAACAACCTGAAAATTTGTCGTTGGAATTGTAATTGAGTGCGCACTTAATGCAAGTGCTTGACGACCATTTAACGCATTACTATTCATGTTCAGAAGGATCGTATTGTTCCATGACAACACTCCTGTTGACTTGTTGTATGCGACCTTTGTATTTGTAAGTGATTTATGCCAAACAACAGGATTAATACTTTTTAAATCACTTAACTGATCCTTACTTGCTGCATTGTTTAATAATTCAGTCAACCCATTCTTAAACTGCGCTTCAGTCACATTTGGACCAGTTAATTGTTCAGGCGTAGGTAAAGGCATTTTTTTCCCCATAAAAAACCCAGCAAATGCTGGGTATGGATTCATACAAATTCGGTTAAGTTAAACGGCTGTTTCAGGTACTGGCACAAATGGAGTGCCATTGAAATTAGGACCATTGGCAAAACGATTGCGGCATGTCTCAAGGCGCTTATCACACCCCGGAAACACAACAATCCGTTGACCACTTTGCGGTGCATCTAACAGTGGCAAAGTCAACAACAAAGCCCCTGATTCATGCAAACGTATCGTTCGCTTTAATCCAGCATTGCCGCCGTCTAGAAACTCGATTACGCCTTGAGTAAACCAACCCTGGGGCTGATTCACCTGACATAGAATTCGAGCTGTAGTACTGCCTGCTTCAATGGTTGTCTGCACCATAAAGTTTTGACGCAATAGACCACATGCCGTATCAAATAGCGTATTGGTACAGCTTGGCTGATACAGATTTCGTGGCATTTGCACATTCAATTCATCCAGATCTGACGCGACACTGGCCTGAATTGAATTTCTGTCTAAGTCAGGCTCAATGATTCGACCTTCGAACAACTTAATGGTGCCGGCACTGGTATCCGTTGGTGTATTCATGTCCATAAAAATACGCTCCAACTTAAATCGAGCACCATCCAGTTGGCCATTATGAAACGCTTGAACAACATTGATGCCGTTCCATTCATTATCATCAATACAATCAATACTGATCGATAAATTATCCACTTCGATACCTAGTGATAGGCTGATCCCTTCACGACTGATGATTGGACCACTCGAACTATATGCTTGACCTGCAACATTCAAATCAAAGTCATAATTCGTATATCGGAATTCATCACCTTGAACAGTGGTGATGGTGTAGAGATCTGCCATCACAAACTGATCAGCATCAAGTAACGCAATTAGTTTTGCAGAAGCTGCTCTCATACTTTATTTCCCAATGATCCAATCATTTCAACTTTATTGGCTTTCCACAACTTGCTCATGAAATTAGTGTATTGCTGTTCGTCATCAGCAAAGCGACAACGATAGTAATACGTCCCTTTCACCTCAAACTTATGACCTTGTTTCAAAGGTTTTGAAAGCGTAACCATGCCTGACTTGGTGACTTGAGCAGTCGTATCATCCCAGAACAGATCATCGTCATTATCACTCCAAAATTGCTGATTGTCGTTTTCATTCCAAAACGTTGGATCAACTTGAAAAGTTGTCTCAGCCTTTGTATGAGCCAAAGGAATCACGGATGTATGCATCTGCTTATACAGTTGGAAACTTGTCGTACTACCGTCACCACTGTAAGAACACGTGTAATCGCAATCCTCAGGCATTTTGAAAAGAAAGGAATCGAATGCACCACGGCGCTCATGAAAGAAACTTTCGAGTTGCTGTAATTCATTCTTTCCTTTCGATTCACGCAAAAAACCGAATGACAAAGATATTTCATACTTGGGAACGGCCTGATAACTTGCTCGAAGTTCCCGACCGTTCACCGACTCCATGATCTTTGTATTGAAAATGGGTTTCTTACTGAGATCCCATTCGAGTCCTGGCAATTCAGGAAACAATACATCAGACACGATTTTCTCCCTTATCGACCAAAATTACGGTTATAGCCTTTCAGACCACCTGCCAATTCACGACCATGCTTTTCCATAAAACGGCGAACGTCTTTTGAATCCCAAGCTTGAATCGTGAAATTGTTAAAGATTTGCGCTGAACTACCACCGCCTCCACCTATTGCTCCATCGGAGGTTAAGTTTTTACCCAAAGCACGGATCGTATTGGCATGCTGTTTAGGCAAGACCATTTCCTCTTCATGTAATTGAGTAAGTGGATTTACGCCAGATGGGATATCGTAACCACCCCGAGCGGATGCGACCTTACTGACAATCCCCGCCACTCCGGCAAAAGCAGCAGCACCTAATGCAATGTTTAACGGGAACGGAATTGAAGCCATGGTTTTAGCCATCGCCTCCCAAGCTGACATCATCACTGACTTGATGGTTTCCATGATCCTAAGACCAATACGAGCAAACACTCCCACACCTGTAGCAGTTGTTTTTGCTGTTTCACCCGCAACTACAGCGCCAGTCTGTGTGGCTTGACCTGCAACTTCAGCAGCAGTTTCAGTTTTGATGAATCCAAGCTTTACGGCCAATCGAGTAGCTAAACTTGCAGCGTACTTTTTCATTGGCGCCGTGATCATGCTTTGAATAAATGCCCCAGCCAGTTCTGTGAAAATGGCATTCATGGCATTTTTCCAAGTGAGTGTGCCATTTAACATAGCCTGAATACCTTTGTCCCACAGACCGGACATACTTGACGTCAAACCACCAAACTTATCCTCAAAGTCTTTCATTTCTGCATCTGAAAGAACTCCAACTTGCTTGGTATCGGAAACCTTTTGATCAGTATCCAAGTCAGAAATATTGTTCATAATCTGATTCTGATTACCCTGTTTACCAGAGATACCAGAGATTTGGTTTTCAAGTGCAAGTCGATCCTCAAGCCCTCTGCGTTTAATTTCACGCAATTTGTCTTCTAACTCTTTTTCAAGCCGTGCTTTTTGAACATTTGAAATCTTTTTAGCATCAAATTCAGCTTGGATATTAGCTTTATCTATTTCATAGGAACGCTGCGCAATGAGTAGATCATTTTCAATGAGTTGCTCTTTGAGTTTTTTAATATCCTCAAATTCCTTAACACGCAAAGCAATTGTTTTATCGCTTGCCTCTTTTTCAGCGACGATTCTAAATTTTACTTTCTCAGCATCTGTGACTTTTGATTTCTCGATATCAGACAAAGCTTTCTTAAGATCCAGAGCAATCTTTTCTTCCTCTGTCGCAAACTTGTATCGGATATCAGCAAGTGCTTTAGCAGCTTGCTCAGCAGCTCTTTCCTTTGCTTTTGCATCAGCATCGGATTTAGCTTTTGCCGAACTTCCTTTAGAGTCTTTGACCCCTGTGCCAATACCTTTACTCGGGTTAAATGTCGGTGATGGTGTAGGCGGTGGTGCAGAACCAACTACAGTAGGATTTTTTAAGAACAGATTTTGAAGTCTTTGCCCACCTGTTGTTGCAGAATTGAAAATAGCTGACCCTGCCGTACCCCAAGCATTAGCTGTGTTACTTACACCAGTATTCCAACTTGTTTTTATATTGTTTAGACGTGACTGCATCTGACTTGTATAGCGATCAGTAATTGAACCTAATTGTGATAGACCACTTTCCCATGACGCTTTGGCAGCTGAGAAGTTGAAGTTCAAAACATTGCTGACAACATTACCAAATGTCTGAAACTTGATAGACAAGACATCAAGACCGTATTGAATCGTATCTCGGAATCCTCCAAATACATTCATTACAGTGTTCACTGAAATATTGATTGCTTGGCACACTGTAGCAACGACCGCACGAATAGCAGCAAAAGCAATTTCAATACTAACTTTTAGGCCAACTGCTACAGCTGCGAATCCATTCATCGCACCAGCGACTAGATCCATAAACCCTACTTGTTGAATAGATCCATCACCAATATCAGCAGTTAAATCACTCCAAATACCGCCTATCGTACTAAATACACTTTGAACAATATCGAGGAGGCTCTCGAATGTCGTGATTATCGCCGTGACTGCACTATCAATACCCTCTCTGGATCTTGATGCAAAACCAAGGAAATCATTTGCTAAGTTTGTCAGCGCCGGTGCTGCTTGAGCTGCCAGTCTTGTAAATACGCCGTCGATTGTCTGTTGAATCGTACTTAATGCAGTATTGAATTCCTTAGTCTTCGCAATTGCATCCTGATCCATAATCAAGCCAAGTTCATGCGCTTGTTTTGAATATTCTTTTAGCTTCTCAGCGTTGTTTTCTAGCAATGGAGCCAATAGCGTTGCATCATTAGCGATTGACTCCATATAGAAAGTCATCTCAGCTTGGGATACGTTCGCTTTCTCTAAAGTTTGATAATACTTTTCTAGGATTTGCGGACCAGTAAGACCTTGAAACTCTTTAGCGGTTACACCTACCTTTGGTGCAATTTTCTCGAAGAAATCAGCCATTTCTCCGCCACCAGTTTGCATGAAGTCACCAAACTTATCATTCACATCTTTCATGATGTCAGATAGTTTATCTTGCTCAACCATGACTGATTTAGAAGCAAATGCCCACTCTTGGAATTCTTTTGTGGTTGTATTAGCCAAGCGTGCTTGAATTTCCAATTCTTTAGATGCTCGACCAACTTCAGATGTTAATGACGCTAATCCAATAGCCGCCGTCCCAACAGAAGCCGCTATACCAACTCCTATCGCGGCAAAGCTTTTAGTCAGATTTCCTGAGATTGATTTGCCGATATCCTCAAATCTATTGTTGATATTCTTGGTTATGTCATCCAAACCAGTTTTAATGCTTGAGAAATCCAGCTTAAATTTAACCTTACTCCCAGTATCCTCAATTCGTTTAGCACCATCACTAACGATTTTCTCAGCATCATTCATGCCTTTTTTAAGTTCGGAAGTCTTCGCACCAACGTGCACTTCCACTCGATTGTTGCTCATAATTCCTCTCTTACAGGCATAAAAAAACCGCCATGAAGGCGGTTAAATAATAAAATTAGCTTAATTGGTTAAGATATCATTGAGATACCAATCTTGGGCAAATGAGTTTAGATCTTCTAGCTGTTTACCCATGACACCAAGCCATCCTCCTGTCCATGTACCATATTGCGGATCTCCATCAAGTCTATAGACGTTTTCAGGCATGGTTCTTAAAGTATAAACAGGATTTTGAAATTCGTACTCCTCACCTAATGTTTGGAAGTACTCTCCCTTAAAGTAAAATTTAGACATACCCTTATAACTCAGAATCACTTTATCGTACTTTTTGTCTTTAAGTTTTTCTGAATATTGCAGCAAAATTCTAGTTACATCTGCAGTACTGTTATTATCGGAAACGTTCCTTAAGTCATATTTAATCTCGTTAGGATTAATTAGCCAGCTATAATGCACCCAAACCTCAACCCCTTTATTTCTTACATCATCTTTCAATATTTCATTCATATGACGCTGTAAATTAAAATAGTTTAAGCTCAATATAAAAATCAAACAAACAACTACACCAGCTATTATTTTATATACTAATCTCATTCTTCAGCCTCAGCTTCCAGTAATGCTTCAGCATCTAAGGCAACAGCTGTGGCATCAGCAGCTGCAGCCTCTGCAGCTGCAACGGCATCTATAGCAGCTGTTTCTGCCATACTAGTAGCTAGTTGACTTTTCTTATTGACTTGTTTCGGAGTATCCCAATTTAATTCTGATAGTTTGAACTTAAATTGTTTATTACCTTCACGATAAAACGGCAATTCTATAATTAAGTTTTTTGAGGATTTTAATTCAGCTATAAACTTATTCACATCACTCTGATGACTTATGAACATAATTTCACTTGAGTGATCTGCACTTCCAGCTAGCTCAATATTTTGAATTGAACCATTGTCAAACTTAATGGCTGCAAAACAACTTTCAGTAATGGTGTTGCAGTGAAATTGACCTTTTGAAATAGCAAACATTACATCGCTTGGATTATTATTATTTTTACGCAATGTGATTTGTAAAAAGGATCCACCATCATAAGGGAAGTCAAAATCAATCCGATTATCAGACTTTAAATATGCGTATTGAACTTTGGTACCCCGCATTTCATCTATTGATTCATCATATTCCCAAGAACTAATAGACTCAGGCTGAGAAATTTGTGATCTTGCTTTTTCTAGGTCTTCTGCTGCTGATTGAGTTTCTTTTGCTAAAATATCTGCTTCATTGTTTTTAGCACATCCAATTAGAGAGATTGTGATTACCCCGGCAATAAACAAATTTCTCATAATAATTCCAAGTTGTTATAAAGTTCACACAAACTTTAATCAAACTCCGTTTAAAAATCAATCAGGGCAACCTTAGCCACTCTGAGGAAAGTTCTGCAGATCCGCAAACAAATCATCTTCATCATCGCTTTGCAAATTATCAGAACCTGTACTGTCTTCAATCCCCATAAACGCTTCAAGGATTCGGCATAATCGCTGAATACCAACATGGCTGGGAGGACACTGCTTATGATACGCATTCAATGCTTTGACCCTTGGGAAATCCAATTCATTACGCACATAGTCGTAATCCTTGCCCAATGTCAGCACCAAATGCGTGTACAGCTCCTCCCAGTCTATTCCCCCGAATCAGTGGCCTGCTCTTCTTCACCTGTATAAACCAGACCAGAAGCCCCCATGACCGTCTCAAATACGGCGTTCACGTGACCAACGTCAAGCAGTTCATCAGCAACAAATTCACGTGTAATGTCAGGATAGTTGCGCTTTAAAGAGCCATGCGCAACATCCACCACTAAAGCAAAGTCACTTGGATCAAAGGTTTTAAGCTTTGGCATCAGCTTTTCAGCAGCACCTAATGACAACGGCGCAAAAATCCAAATCTGGCCATTAATTTTAAGCGGATTACCACGCGGGTTTTCGACCTGGTTAAATTGCATCTGGTATTACTCCGAAGTAGTCCATTTGAAGACACGGCCTAAATCATCGGCCATTGGCTGGAATTCAAACTCAGGTAGATCGTAATCATCCTGTTTTGAGCTAAACGCAAGCTTATTGCTGACACAGCGGAAGAATTCCATACCAAAGAATTTACCCTTGTAGTCACGGAATAGATCAACGCTGAATTCAGGCGTATAACCCATATCTAAGTTGCTCACGATACCGGACTTAGCGCCTGCCACCGTCGCTGTGTATTTAAAGCTGATAAATACCGTTTTACCTACATTAGCAGTTGCGAAGGTATAAACACCTGCTTCAGACACACTGTACTGACCTGCAACTGGTGCACTCGCTACACGCTTTAATGGAATCGCTTTTGCATCAGTCACGCCTAAATCTTTCACGAATGTACCGCTATTCGGAACGACAGGTGTTACTGAGGCTGCAACGACTTCACCATTGATGGTTTGTGCGACTGCAGTAATACCACCTTCAGTGACCACGCCACCAAAGAAAATGGAATTCAGCAATGCGCCGTTGATGCGACCCATGGTTGCTTTACACTTAATCGAACCTTTACCGCGTGCGGCATCCACGGCGAACTGACCACGGCCATAGAGTTCTTTTAAGTCATAGCTGATATCAACTGACGTTGACTGCAGTACGCCCACTTCAACGGGTGTGCCATTGGTGATTGGATTACCGTGCACATCCTGTAATGGTGTGGCAAAGATTTTACCGGCACCAAATAAATATTGAGCCATATCGACCTCTTAAAAATGAGAAAACCGCCGTATTGGCGGTCATGGAGTTTATGAATTGCTTTAGGTGGTGGTGAGGATCCGAATCGGAATAATGGCAATCCCTTGGTCATCGAGCATGTTTTCAACTGCTTCAAAAACTTCGATCGTACCCTCGATCCAGCAATGCTCGACCAATCCCCCTAAGGTTTGGTATTCACATATATCAGGATTGTCCGGTGCAAGTTTGGCACGTACTTGATCAATCATCTGATTCAGCTGTACCGACGGCGGTATCGTTGGATCATCTTCATGAATGTAGATATACACTTCCGCTTCAAGTTCAACTTTGGCATCCAAGCCTTTCACAGGCACTTCAGTTTGATTGCCTTGCGTCACGAATAAGGCTGGACGCTCATCAGGTGCAACGTTATTGAAGTGCTTTAAGCGTCGACTTGTGGTTTTAATCCCCTCGATGCCTGACAAGCGATTAAACAATGCCTGGTAAATGGCTTCACTATTCACTGCTCAATCCCCTTTCAATTGCAGCATCAATATTTTTCGGTACGATCTTCGCCACTTCATCCAATGAATCACGCATGAAACGGCGCTCTTTCATATCCACTTTACGAGAATGCGCTTTGATCATGATCTGACGTGGTGTGATCGGCTGACCAAAGACTTTCTTAATCGTACGCAAATGTGCCTTGATGGCCATCGTGCCTTTTAAGCCAAATTCATGTGCAAAAGCATAAGGTACTAAAGCACCACCCGCACCGACTGTACCCTCGATCCAATCCTTATCCTCTTCCACCTTGGATGAAACGGATCCTCTTAAACGCCCAGACTGCACATTCAGGCGCTGACCTGTCAGCATGTCTTCTTGAATAGTGCGCTGAAGTTTAAGTGTGAGTGCATTTACCGTGCGCCGTATTTCAGCACGTACACGTTCATTGACCTCGTTAAAATCAACATCAGCATCAACACGGTAATCCCTCATACATCACCTACTTTGCAGCAGCAGTTTCCTTTTTAGATTCTGCTTTGGTTTCAGGTACCGCACGTTTAAAACCATGTGGTGCCAAGATGTGTGCAATGTCGGTATCCGACTCGATCACACCTTCTTTAACCTTGTATGTGGTGCCTGCAATTTCAAGCGAAGTCGCTTTAAAGTTTTCAGGTGCTTGATACTTAAATGACATGCCTTGCTCCTAAACAACGAAAGCACCAACACCCAAACGATTAGGGTTGGCACCATCATTGCCGATTAGAATTGAATTTTTTAATGCCAGGTAACGCTGGCCATAAATGCTTTGGTTGTAAAACGCATCGGCACCAGAACGTGAAAAGCTCACACTCTGACCTGCAATGGTCATACTCGACGCATCTGAAAAGCTGTTACCTGACTTTGATTTGAGTGCAACCTTAAGAATATGTGCTGCATATAGACCCACAGCACGTTCTTTCAGATCACCAAATTCAAGTGACTTCACAACGAGATCCGCTTCCTCTAATGCGTCTGCAATTTCTGTATCAGAAAGATTCATCAGCGCCATGTCGTACTTGAACTTCAATTTAAAAGCTTGTGGGTCCATAGATCACCTTATTCAGTGGCTTGAGTAAGTTTGGCTTGCAGCTGCTCAAGGGTTTCATCTTCAGTAAAGGTGATTTCAAGATCTGTCAGCGCTTTACGCACGTCATCAATCGTCAAGTCAGTCCCTTTGGATTTATCGCCCTTGCCTTTGCCATCATCAGGCTTGCCAGCTTGAGCACCTTTACCACGACCTGAAGCAGGTTTTGAATCACCAACTTCTGCAATTTCTTCAATACTTAGCTCACCAGCATCAATCAAATGCTTAGCGAACTTGTTCTTTTGAAGTGCCTTGTGCTGGTCGGCTTCAAGTGCTATGGCGATGCCTGTTGGTAAAGTTGCTACCCCAGCAAAAACAAAAGCGGCATTAGAGCCGCTGTATTTGTATGAATATTTAGCCATGTGGTTTTAATCCTTATGCATGGTCAAGGTAACGAAGCGAATCAACACGCTTCAGCCAAACGCCCTGGTATTTGTAGTGACCAGGTACAAGCACATCTAAGCCTTTCGGTTGCGCCGTCAAGAACTCAACGCTATTACCTTTGAACTGGATACATGATGGATCACGGCGGTAGATGATCGAACGGTCAGCACTTGCGGTACCCTTACCATTACCACGGCCAGATCCACGGATGGCTAATGGTTTGCCTTGAGTTGAGAAGATATTGTTTTCTTCAATGTACTTCAGGAATGTTTTACCACCTGAATCTGGCACGACACGTGTCGATAAGTGAGTGTACTGCGCTGATGCCATTAAGTAAGTGTCAGGCTCAATTGAAGAATCACCATCAAACAAATCTGACGAATCAGCCAATGAGTTATTGAAGTCGGATAAAACTTCTTCAATGGTCGCCGTAGACCAATCATGCTGACCTGTCACAATAGTGACGCCTGTTTGGTTTAAGAAACCATTCACTTTTTCAAGCTGTCCACTGGCATTTGCTTTGGTGTAACCGTACCAAGCCACATTCGACATGTGCTTTTCAGCAGCCAAGTTTGCAGCCTGAACTTTATCCGCTTCAAGCGTGAGGTTCATTTGCTGTGCAGTCGCCAATTCAACCACTGAATATTGGTAGCCGATCACACCTACTTTCACCGGCAGGCTTACAGTGTCGTATTCAACTTCTGCAAGTGGAATATCACCAGTACCAGCATAGTCTTCGCCGATACCCACGCCTTTTTTACGAGACAGGATTTCACCACCACCATAAACCGCATTTACATTGGTCACTGGGATGAACTTGGCGTAGTCAAGGACCTGTGCAAGCTGTGGTGTAATTTCGTTTTGTTCTTCGATCTTGACGAAGAGCTGCGCCAATGCATCCATGTTGAACGCATCGCCAACTTGTGCCTGAATGGCATGTGAAATCGGCGTTAAACGCGCTTTCATTTTTGCTAATTTGCTCATGTGTTATTAAGCTCCACGAAGATTAAGAAGGGCTAAACCATCGGCGCCTGTCACGGTTTCCCATGCTGCACCTGGTAATTCGGTACCATCTATTGAAGATGAGGAAAGAGAACCTAACGGCGCTATAGTCGTACCGTTTGCAGTTTTCACGTAAACGGTTGCGGTAATGTCAGTGATTGGCGCTGTAGGCTTGACCCAGATCGCGCCTTCAAACATCACAGGGACCATATCAGCGGCTTTATAGGCTTCTTTGCCGGCAGTGGTTTTACCGGACTTACCTACGCCGTGGCGCACCACAACACCGAAACGTGTAGGTGTAGCACCTGCCACAGCCGTTACAGATTTGCCATCAGTCGTGCGGACAACTACATCACCGTCATTGACTAAAGTCAGACCTGAAAGCGGTAATGACAGTACAACTTCTTTGGCAGTTAAACGGCCACGCTGACCGACTACCGCATTTAATTGCTGAACCATGATTCAAGTTCTCCTTAAATTGTTTTGTATGCAGCAGACTTGTCATAACCCTTATTTTCTTTAGGGTCCTGATTATTGTTTTGCTGTTGTTGCTGTTGATGTAATACATCACCGACTGCATTGCCTGGTGTGGTCGACTTCACTGCTGACAGTGCACGGAATACCGTGTCGATCTGTTCAGGTTTAGCATCACCGACGGCGACACCACCAAGTACAGCGGTCACCAATGTGTCACCTGCTTTAGCTGCAATCACATCACGTTTGATTTGCTCACATGAACAGCCTTCAGTTTTGATACCTGGTACCAATGCAACGGCATCCGCAACCACTGACGCGCGTTCTGCTACGACCTGATCAAGTTTTTCAGGTGTCATCTGGTTTTGCTCCAGATCACCAACTTTCTGCTTAAGCTGTGCATTTTCAGTCTGCAAGGTATCAACCACTGCCTGTACAGCTGGCAATTCATCACCGATGGCAAATTGTTTATCACCGACTTTGAGTTTTGCTGCTTTTAAGTTTTCAAGCTGGTCTTCTTGTTGCTTTACAGCATCAGCTAGCGCTTGGTTGTCACCAATCTCAAAGCGAATACCGTTTACTTTAATTTCCATCTTTTTCCCCTTTGGGTTTGGTTTATGGTCACCGACGCGACAATCACCGCCACAGCGACCGTATTTCACCAGCGCCACGTGATTGCCTTTAAAATTGATAAAGCGAGCTTGATACGGCGTACCGTCTGGTGCCGTACCTTGTTCAAGCACAAGATCTGCGCCATAGCCCAATGAGATCTCGACACGCTCATTGTTTTGAATGGCATTGATACTGTTCTGATCTTTGATGATCAGATCACCCAGCATGAATTCACCCTCTTGGCGCACATTCTCACAATCGCCAATGTGGTAGTCCTTCCAGTTGGACGCATTGATTTCATTTTTAGGCGGGTGATAGTCCGTTGCATCTACGCCGTCGAAGCTCTTGATCACTTCCGGTTTGAATAGATCCTCTGCTGCCACATAGACATTGATGACCTGATCCGCTGAATAACCTTCCAGATTTGGAAATTCATAAGCGTAGTACTGACGTACTTGTGGTGCTTTGGCCAAGCGCACATTGACACATTTCAAATACCCTTCTTGAGTAAATGAACGCGTACTTTCGCTTGGTGCAAAGTCACCAATTTTGAGTTGGTAAATGAGTTTCATGAGTTAATGACTCAGCTTTTGTAAGATTCCGCATAAAAGAAGTGCACAAGCTACGATTGCCGCCATGTGTAAAAAGCACCAACCAAACACCCCTGAGTCATTATTTGGCTCAGATGCTCCAATTTTTTCCAATGGTGGAGGTGGCACAAATTCAGGTTTAGGCTCAGGCTGTTTTACTGAATTTTGGGCATTAAAAAAGAGCCCATCGGCCCTTAAGTTTTCTGCTGATTCAACACTCTGTAAGTGCTGGAATGATTCATCAAATCCCAAGGCTTCATGCTCCACATAGCCACCACGTTCACGCCGTTTTGAATAAAGTGGTTTGCGTAATAGATCTGCTTCCATGTTGCTACTGAAGTCAGGATAAATTTGGCAGTCTGGGTAACCGCTTTGCATCACGTCCCAATCACTCACCTGCTCAGGCTTTTCTTTCTTTTTAGAAAGTGCCTTCGATAAAGCTGCTTTACCTTCATCTGTTGCCAGATATTCAGTTACGGGTTTCAACGATTCATTCAATTGAGCACACCATCGGCCAAAAGCTTCACCAGCCTGTTTCATTACATCCTTCCATGCATCAAGATTGATGATGACTGAATAATCTTCTTGCGGATGCGCCGTATCAAATCCTACGTGTGCATAACATTTGTTTTTGTTTTGAGCTTCCAGACGGCGATAAAAACGCTCCTTGGAAAATTTCTTTTTACGCATGACATCACCTTTCTGTAAGCAATAAAAAACCCACCGAAGTGGGTGGGAATTTTGATTTAAACTATTTAAGTAAACCTAATATTTCATTAGCAGCATAATCTGGATGCTCTGCATTAACTGGTATCTGAATCGTATCACCACCAACCAAATAAATCGTCAGTGTCGCACCGATTCGCCCCTTTACCAGTTTGGCATAAGTAACATTATTTGGATTAACAAAATGTTCTTCAGTGATTTTTACAAGCATTTTTATTCCTTAGTTTGAATTACGATTCGCCCCTAAGTTATTAAATTTAATTAAACTAATCAATCAAAATATCCTCATAATTCGGCAACGCCGTGCATCGACATCGAACCGGCTGACCTGGATGACCGCCTGAAGGTGGTTCATCCCAACGGAATGTTTGACCATTTTTAATCCGATGATCTGTTCGTACACGCTCATCTTTTGCTGACTGCCATACATAAGTTTCAACACCCATAGATATCTGACGTGCCTTATTGATCTGACCATTAATTTTACCCATCTGATCAGAAGCAATTAAGCGCGCACGATAGTCCGTGCTATGCCCTAGTTTTTTAATTTCCTGTGCCAAGTCCTCATTGGTCTGCCCAGTTTGCAAGGCATTTATCACCAAGGCTTCAAGCTTATCCGTGTACTGACTTGGAATAGATTTAATCAGTGAAACGTTTGCAGCAATCTGAGTATCAATCTCATCCTGAATATCAGCGCCACGGAAAAACGGCGTCAAATCCACACCAAGAATGGTCTTGGTATGACTAGCAATCTGCTTATCTACCTCCTTGCTGGTATCCATGACCACCTTAGTGGCCAAAGATACCGACACTTCCATGGTGTACTTCACCATCTTTTCACGTAACGCCGTGAATAGATCCGTCACCCAGCTATCACCAATATTTTGCCCTACCGTAGGTAAAACAAAATCCTTGGTTTGTTCTTGGCAAAATTTGGATATTTCCAAAAGCTGGCGTGTATAGAACAGTTCAACACGGCGATTGACCTTGACGGCCTTAGGTTTAGCCTTGCGACCTTTCTTGCGTTTCTTGATCTGCTGAAGCTGAGGTTTAAGGATCTGTATGATCGTCGTCATTGGCTGTCACCATAGTTTCCAGCAATTTGATATGATCTTCACCAATCACAGAGTAGACGCCGTCGATATTAAGCTGACGTGCGATCTGTGGTTCAGTGATGATGCCCATATTGAGGTACTTTTCATCACGCTCAGCATTGGCCTTTTCCACCTCTGCACGGACTTTCGCATCTAATTGCCAAAGCGGATTAAATACGACATTCAGCTCAGGTATTTGACGCCCAAATGTAGACTGACAGATCACGGCGAGAAACTTCATCAAGATCGGCTTGAGGTCCCATTCCTGCTTAGTGGCAATCGAGTCGTAATAATTACGAGTGTCATGCTCACCAGTGGCATTCATGCCTGCAGGTGATTGACCAAAAAGAATCGTATAAGGGATATCTGCCGCACCCGCCGTCTGTACCGAGAATTCACGCATCATGTCAGGCAAGCCAGCGAAGTTATACGTTTTTGAGCTGTATTCTTCCTCAGCATCCAACACGATCATGCCATTCAAGCTTTTCATCAAGCCCACAGATATAAAGCGCTCCATGACTCCTTTCATATCCTCTTTGATCTTATCGATCAGATTGGGTGTTTGAATCACATCAATCTTCGATTCATGAATCAGGCTGGCAGATCCGCGCTTCACACTGGCATGGTCAAGCAGATCCTCATAGACTTCCTGCAGGATACTTTGGGGCTCTTCATTAACTACATCAGCATGGGCAATACGAATCAAGCGTGAATGGTGAATGCGCTTCTTAGCCTCATTCCCCATTTTCATCTCGTAAAATTCAGGCTGTTTCAGTAGTCCACAGCATGCCGACGGCGGCAAATACGAGTTCTTATCTGGTGTAATGTATTTCTTCTTAATGACCGTGAAGAATTCCAGACGACCTTGACCAAGTTTAGAAATATCTAAGGGTTGATCTAATGCAGCGCCATCTGCTGTACCTAGAAGGATATACACAACGCCGTAGAGGCGTGAAAGGATTAAGCCTGATAAAAGCACCTGATTTAAATGAAATGCCTTACACGCTTCTTCAAGGCGTTTTAAATCATCGCCTTGAATGCCTTCATAGAACCAACCAGCACGAAGCATGTCTGAAGCAGGACGATTGACAATACGGCGTGCGAGCCAGTTCTGGTACACCGCTTCAAGTTGATCATCTTCGATGTCTTTACGGACGAACTTACCACCTGATGCTTTGTCACGCTCGGTGCCAATATTCGACACCAAGTTCGTATATGCACCAGCATCACCAATGGTGTTGATTGCCTGTTTTACTGCATCAGCTACAAGCGTTTTAATTTTACCGCCTGTATCCGACTTTTTATCTTTAGCCATAAATACCTCTAATCAAATACAGTCGGCTTTTTCGCAAGAGAATCATTAATCGCATCAATCGTTGGATCCCATTGGTCATCATGCTCATGGGTGAAATCAGCTTTTAAGCCCTCAATTTCCTCAATGTAGTTCAGTAACCATGGTGCGCTCACTGGCAGGACCACACGGCGATCTTCAACATAGAACACCACGTCCATCGTTCGAGTCAGTTTGTCTGTATCACGCTGAATCGCTTTGATTGGCAATGTCGTTTCACGAGAGATGTTCTGGATCAGCATCGTTCCAGACGCTTTGTCCTCGATAGCCATGTAACGAAGTTTGCCGATCTTGGTATTGCTTTCCTTGTGCTTATTGATGAAAGCCTTGGCTTCCTTAATCAGCTCAGGTGCTTCCCATTTGCCACGGCGCACATCAATGATGTAAAGCCGGTTGTCATACCCAAGGCCTGCACATAAGAAAACTGAGTAGTCGTTATGTTCTTTAATCTTCTGTGCTGTATCTGCCCAGATCGCACGCCATTTCAATACCGGTAATTCAAGATAACGGTCAAACCATTCAGCCTTAACCAGATCCCCGCCAAGTTTTTTCGGTGCCTGCTGGTACTGACTGCTGAATGTATAGCGAGACACTGTAGCGCCGTCTTTGTCTTGGCCACCTTTCTCTAGCTGCAGTAACGACAGCAATGACTCTTTTAATGGCCAGTAGCTTTGACGGCCTTTTTCATCACGTTCGACATCTCGCGGCACTTTCTTTCGAATGTGCTCTGGCAACGCATTGATGTATTCATCATCAATCAGGGCTGGTATCGAAATCTGATGCCAATTGCCCGGGACGTTACCCGTCATCACAAAGTTAGTCGGATCCTCAACGTGTAAACGCTGCATGATCAGAATAATTGGTGTGGAGGACTTGGCCTTACGTGAGTTGACCGTGTTCAGAATCTTACGATTTGCTTTGTTACGTGCTGTCTTACTGAATGCATCCTCAGGCTTGAGCGGATCGTCCAGGATAATCGCACCGGTAAATCCATTATCAGCCAATGTACCTGCACGACGGCCCGTAACCTGACCACCCATTGAAGCAGAATAAACGTGCCCTGCCTCATAGCCGTCTACAGTCGTTTTCCAGCTTGCCTTAGCATCGGTACTGGTCGAGATCTTAACTGGCCATAAGCCCTGAAAATCTGCCGATTTGACGATGTTTCGCGCCGTAGATGACACGTCCTCTACAAGTGACTGTGAGAATGACAAATACAAGAATCGTGAGCGCTGGTTTCGGGCGATACCACGTGCAATCAGATTAGTCAGTAATTCAGTCTTACCTGAACCAGGTGGAACGTTAATAACTAAATTTTCGATTCGTCCGGCAATGACTTCATCAATTGCCCAGGCTATGTATTCATGGTGCCAATTGACCGAGAACTTAAAGCCCATACGAGGCAGGAAAAAACGGCGCGTAAAGAATAAATGTTCTTTCTCGCACCGTTCCTGTTCGATCTGTATTTCCAACAAGCTAGTATTTACTTTCGAGTTCATCCATCACCTGCCTTACCAATTCTTTTGAGGCAGTTACATAGGTTGTATTTTCATTCTGTAATGGACCGCCGTCTGGGCCAGTTATTTCCTGCTTGGTTGTACGTGCGTCCGTTTCCTGATAAGCCAATTTCAACAGATTCTGTTTCGATACTTTATTCTTCCCAGCATCCTCATACATTTTCTGAATTTCTTTCAGTCGAAATGCTTGGTTTGCGATCGGAATATCAAAAATATTCTTTCGGAAATCCTCACGTGTCTTATCAAACAGATCCTTTAATTTCTTACTGAGATTGCGGCCTGCATACTTGGTCGGGTCGTAATTTTCACACTGCCGACGATCAATTTCGATGTTAAATCTTTGCATGACAGCATCTGCTACTTGTTGAGGTGTTTCAAAGCAAGCAAGAGACTGAACTATAAAGATTTTTACAGGCTCTTTAAGTGCCGCCATAATTACCCCTTTGTCATGCTACGTCATGCAAGATAGACAAAAAAAAGAGCCTTTCAGCTCTAACCAATCACACAGTTCCCACAGCACGCAGCCATACTTTTTTCAGATACAAACGGCGCTTGTTTTGAAAGTTCAACCAATCGCTTCACAGTTTCGTCTGCACCCCAACGCTTAACTTCACCAAAGAACACTTCAACATCATGGCCAGCCAGGTCATGCTTAGGCAAACCAGTCATATCGCTATAAATGATTTCGCCATCTTCATCACGCTCAACACCGATGTGATAAAGCTCATGTTCAATCAGTCGACAAAACTCACGATCTGAGGCTTGCTCACAGAAAGCAGCATCCACAGTAATCAGATATTGAGGTACAAAGCCGTACCAATCACGCATTTGCTGTTCTTGACGTGCTTTCTTCCAGCCACCTTGGTTAAACATGACCTTTTCACATTGGCCTAACACCATACGTTTTTTCGCTACGGCGGCAGATGAAGCCCATGCGAATGCAAGGAACTCTTCATTGTTATGCAGTAATTCAGCAATATGATCATGATCCGGGTTATGTAATTCACCACCTAAAGTAAGCCAGTTATTCATGACCCATTCTTTAAGCTCTGGCGCAGGTGCCAAGCGAATAGCTTCCTCTTCCTCAGCCTGATCAATCAGCTCCGTCGGCGGGAATGGTCTGAACTGTTCCATAAGATGCCTTTAAATTTCTAAGCCAGGTAGTTGCACGGCCCATGTTGATATCATTGACTTCAAAACGCTGATAGCGGTAACCCATTTCTTCAGCATGGTCATAGCGACCCATACTCCAGGCTTTTGTGGCTAATTTACCTTTTCGACCACCAGACCAAGGCCCACCAGCAATTTCAATTAATGTGAGATAGCCAACCAGGTGCAAATCGAAACGCCAGTGCTTAGTACTTTTAAAATGAAAGTATTCTTCGTACTTAATCTCCATACGATCAAGAATTTCTTTGAATCGATCGAATGCTTCTAAATACTTGTCAGATGCTTTTGGTAATGGTCTTGTACGTGATTTCTTTTTAGGTGGGATTTTTTGAGTAAAAAGTTTATAGGACTTCTCATCCATACAAAGCCACACGTAAATTCTTAATACGCTCTTTCAGCTTAATCATGATGCCGTCAATTGCCAGCAGCTCATTTCGCGTTAATCCGGCCCGACTGAGATTCTGATATTTAGACAGCTCAGCACTGCAAAATTCTAAGTCTTGTTTAGCTTGTACTTTATCTGTCATGGGTACCACCAATAAGAAAAGAAAAACCCCGCCAATAATGCATATTTAGCGGGGTTTTGTTTGCCGTAATACGTCCGGCGATTTGGAGAATTATTTCTGCTTCTCTAGCTTAAGCTCATCATAGCGATTTAAATTAAAAGCCCAATCCGCATTACGATCATGCATTTCGTGTGCCCACTTCTTTGGCATAAACATCATGAGTGGGTGGACAATACAATTATGGACAAAACATTTTAACCAATTCTTCATAAGGTACTCTCTACCAATTATTTAACTTCTTTCAAACAATCCCGACACACTTTGATTTCTTCATCATCAACCGTGTAATCGATCTCAGTCGCACCATGAAGGCCGAATAAACAGAATATGAATTGGAGCATGTGGATCTCCTTATGTGTGGAGTTCTATATGTGGAGCTAAATCCAGTCCGATATTTGTAGTTTTAAAGGCATCGAATTCGAGGGTTTTAATTATGGCGAATTCGACCTAATTAGAATCTGGCACGCCATGTAGGACTCGAACCCACAACCATTGGTATAGAAAACCCATGCTCTTTCCAGTTGAGCTAATGGCGCTTAAAAAAGATGTGGTGATCTGCCACACCCTTGCCTTAGATTACGATATTAATCAAGGTTATCTATTAACGAGCTAAATGGTTTTCAATATTTGCAATTGCTTCCGATTCAAACACATCTTCGAGCTCAACTTTCTCTTCAAATTGCTTGGAATATGCATCATATTCACGTTGTGCAATTAGGCCATCCAAAATAAACTCAACCCCAAGAATCAATTCTTCATTATTTAGATTATTTAGTTTCGCTTTAATCCTATCATAAGCATTCTGAATGTATTCTTCTTTGAAACTCTTGGAGTCAAAATTTTCTTGCACTTTTAAATTAGATTTAATTTCGTTTTTTACTAAATCTTTATAAGAAATTAAATCATCGTGTCTAGTATTCTTACCCTTGTTTTCTTCACGCACTTCATAATCTAGAATGTCAATTTTCGATTTTGCAGAATAAAGAAACTTAGCTATAGCTGACGCAATTGATTCAATTTTTACATTCACACCCACCTCTTTCATGATTTCTTCTTGTTCTTGTGGAGTAACACTAAATTGTTTAAAAACATCATTTAGATCTGAAACTAATTTTTCGTTATCGGTATTCATAAATAATCCGCTATCTATCAAAATTTTTTGTAGATTTAAATTAAAATTATTTCAAATAAATAGCAACAAAAAAGCCCATCGTTTGATGAGCCTTCTATCAGTAGTGCGACTTACTTACACTTCGCGCCACTATACCATGAATCTAACAGATGCCTTGATCAAGGTCAAATACTATTCACTTCTCATATGCAATAAATCCATATCGACAATGTAGTGCAGCTAGACCACATTTCACATCAAACTTTGCATCCACACCTGTACGATTTTCATTGCACATCTGCGACCATGAGTTCCCATAAAAATAACGGCAGATAATCGCATCCATCCACTCATCCATAATTTCACTTTGACCCTGCATATCCAGAATTAAACGCTGCACTGCTCGCGCCTCATTATCATCAATCTGGCATACAATGTTTGTGCGTGTCAGCCTTGGCTTATCCTCAACCAACATTGAATCAGCAATAATTTGACGGGTCTTTCTCACGCCCAACTTAAACTTGCGCTGCTTTACAATCGCTTCATCCATAGCAACAGCAATAGGGTTAATGCTTTTGCCACATGTCCCAGCCACGCTATTCATCCAAGCCCCAAATTGATAAAGCCATTCCTCTAGTGAGTATTTACCCCAATCAACCGCCTGCATAATATTTTGAACCTTAACCATCGCATTCATCCCTATTCCCCTACCATCTTCTCAATTTGCTGTATCGCTAAACCTAACTTCACTTGATCTGTACTAAACCTTAATACTTGAAAACCCATCATTGTTGCGGCGTTATATTTTTCCATGTCCCCGATATACCCCTTGCCTCTGGTATGTCTTCCACCACTCCAGATCCCACCTTCAACTTCAACCAGTATTTTTTTACCCACTAAATGAAAATCTGCTTTCCACTTACGCTCTGGGTGAAACTTAAATTCCTGCTCAAAATCTATTTTTAAAGCCTTTAGTTCTCGGGCCAGTTTCGCCTCAAACTCATTTGGTACTTTTTCGCCTTTCACCTTAGGACGCTTGGAGCGCCCTTTCGGTCTGGTGGCTTTCACCATCTTTTTGTATTCAGCGATTGAGTAGCTGGTCATTCACCCCACATCCTCAACACAACGGCGCCAATTGCCATGAAAATAAACATCAGCGCTTTGTTTAGATCCTTCATACGGCAATTTCACCCTTTACATTCATAATGTCTTTGGCATATGCAGTTGCACGGTAATGACTCTCTGATACACGCTCCAAATAACCACCTTTGACATGCTCCTGAAGCAGGCTGTAAATAGTGGTTCTATGAAAATCAAAAACAGCTTCTTGCACATCCTTCACTGAAAATGGCGTAGTGGCATAACAAGCAAAAAGCATCAAACTTATCTGATCTTCAAAGCTAACTTTCCTATGGATTTTTGACTGATCATCAGAATCAATTTGCTTAATCTCGCCACCATTTTTCAAAAATTCTTCAATTGTTGTATTCATGCTGTACCCCACTTCATGAAGGTAATCCAATGAGTATTCGCACGCTTGCCACTGATATGGCCAAAGACAGGTTTATGATTAGTCAGCTCTAAAATTTCACTGACTTTAATTTGAGTTTCATTCCACTTAAAAATTAAAACTCCGCCGGTGGCCAACACGCGAAAGCATTCTTCAAAACCCTTTCGAATATCTTCACGCCAGTCCTCGTTCAGTTTTCCATACTTAAGAGCCAACCAACTTTGTTTGCCAGCACGAACCAGGTGCGGTGGATCAAATACAACTAAATTAAACTGTTCATCATCAAACGGCATATCTCGGAAATCTATTTCAATATCTGGTGAAATTTCTAAAGCACGACCATCACAAAGCGTATGGCTTTCGGTTCTAATATCACCATAAACAACGTTCGGATTCTGACGATCAAAGTGCATCATTCGGGATCCACAGCACACATCTAAAATTGGTTGATTCACACCCCACCCCCTGCGTTTTGCTCATACTTCAACTTCATCGCATTCATCATCGCCATTGGCAAAGACATGCCCGCTTCTTGAAATTCCTTAACCTTGCTTTCCACCCAAGATTTTTCCTCTGGTGTCGGCTCAGGTAACCATGATTTAAGTTTAGGTGCTGCCTTGGATGTACCAATCATCTTCGGTGGCACATACCACTCTTGCTGACGACCTTGCATCTGAGCTTTGGCCAGATAGGTCTCATAGATCGACTTGAACTGTTTGAAAGCCTCCTTCATGCTTCCTTGCTCAACCAGCCAGTAAACCGAGTCCCATGCTTTTTTGGTCAAGGTGGTGACTTTCAATTTGCCTTCCAGTAACTCAAGCTCAGATTGATTTGAATAATCACAAGCACGCTGCCAAGCCTCTGTTGCTGTCCACCAGCTACCAGCCATACACCAAGTTTTGAAATCAGAAAGTGTTGGGCAGAAATCACCTGATCCAGCTTTTGCATTCAGTTGAGCCATGCCCTTTTGAAATTGTTCATCACTCAACATTGCCAAAGCACCGTTGATGATGTTCAGAATGCGATTCAGGTCAGTCATGCCGTTAAATTGGCTAATGAACTTATGTCCATACATCACTTGCATGATGTCGTAGTATTCGCGTGCCTTGTCTAAGGCGATCCCGTTATGCACGACCCACCTCCTCAATCAGTAATGGCTTTTTTGGCTCACCAACATCAATCACCTGTCCTTGCTGTTGATCTAACTGCATACGTTGTTCAGCAAGAATCTGAGCTGTGGTTTTAGTGATGGATTGACCCGGTGTTTTCAGTGGTGTTTCTTGCTGGCGCTTAATCCACTCGAATGCTTTCCCAAGAATCTGGTTCTTCACCATTTGATGTTTATGTGAATAAGCGTCCTGAAGCTGAATCAACAGAATATTCAAATCTTGTTGAGAGATATTCTTTAAACCTGCCATTGATAAACGAGTGTTGACATCAGAAAGAGAGAGATCAAAACGAGGATCTCGGTTTTCTGTATTCAGGTTTAAGGAATCAGGGTTGAGGGAATCAGGAATCAGGTTAAGGGAATTAGCAGGATCGGTTTCGTTTTGATCGTGAGCAGTTCCGTTTTTATCGCGATTATTCTCGATATTTTCTAAACCATTGTTTTGAATTGAATTAATACCATCAACATCATCGCGAAATTCAATATCGGGAATATCGGAGCCTTTCTCTTTTTCATTCTTGTGTGGATTTTGGTGCTTATTGAAATTAAGCACTTTCCCATATGTTTGACCTTGTACCGAATAGATCGAGATAAATCGCGATTTATCTAGAGCACTCACGAGCTGCTCGATATCACAATCGTCATAAGGCAGGAGTTGAACTTTAAGACGCTTAGGCTTGTATTCAAAACAACCTTTGTAGTCAGCAATAGTCCACAAACCAATGAATAATAAGCGTGCAAGTGGTGGCAATTCAGAAAGCTCATCATTGGTGAAGAATGCTGGTTTGATGTTTCTTGCTCTAGCCATTATGCTGCTACCCCCTGCTCCAACCACTTCGCAATGCGAGTAATTAATTTTTGAGTAAGTTTTACCTGTGTGAATACCTTTTCACCCGACTCAAATAAGCGAGGTGCAGAGGTCACAACATGAATAAGCTTTTGATCAACAGATTTTTGATAAGCCTGAATTTTTCCGTGCTGGTCGCGGTATACAACCTTGTGGTCAATAAGGTATTGAACCAATTGATTTTGACCAACCTTGAGAACCTTTGCAGATTCGCGAATGCCTAACACATTGGTGCAGTCAGCAATGCGATCCAGACCTTTGGCTTTTGGTTCCAGTACTGCAACGTGCTGCTTAAGAGCAATGTTTTCTTGTTCAGCAGCTAGAGCTAACTGAATAAGATCCATGCGGCTTAGTTCGACTGGTTTTTGTGCCTTAAGTGCCTCTTCCATTGCAGTCATGCGGTCAAAAATTTGAGCTTGTAATTCGTAGCTATACGACATGGCCATTAAGCAAGCTTCGCGTTTTGGGAGTTTAAAACACGGGTATGTTTGACCGTTTTGATGGTGGATATAGGTATCCGAAAAATTTCGTAGACCCTTATCACCTAAAACCTTTGGAACTTTCGCCATAAAATCAGCATGACGAAGTTGCACTGGGTTGCTTTCGTTTTTAGCGCGGTATTCGTTAATAAAGTCAACAATCTCAAGTGATGACATTGTTACTTCGTTTGTGTTAAAATTTCCTTGTGTTAACATGTTCATAGTTTAAGTCTCCGATGATTTGAACACCGAAAAAGCCTGAGTTCTGACCTCAGGCTTTTTCTCGTTGTAGAGCTGATAAATACTTTGCACACTCGCCTTTCATGGCCTTACGCAAAGATTGAATTTTCTGTTCGATTTCTTCCAGGATGCGATCTGTCTCATCCATTTCCGCAGGTGTCACCACACCATCTTCCAGAGCAGATAAAACCTGCTTGTTTGCTGCACCATTGCCTACATTCATGCCAAGAAGCGATTCAAGAACACCCAGTTCATGATCCTTGCCTTGAGCTTGATCTACTGGAACCAATACAAAACCTAATTTGTGCGCCCATACTTTTAATGGAGCTGGGTTTTGCGTATAAGTCAGCATTGCTTCAAATGCCTTTAGGCTCGGCAGATGGTTTTCCATGTTTGGATTGGCATAGTTCAAAATCGTGTTATGAGACACGCCAACAAGATCAGCTATCTCTTTTGGAGTAATGCCGTTCGACTGGTGCACCATCTTGTGCAATGCGGTTTTGGTCTCTTTCGATATATCCATGTGAACACCTTGTTTACTTTCACGTTTATTAAAAAAGCTAAGTTGCTGATAATTGGTTTAAGCGGTTAAGGCTTCCAAATTTGCCTTTAACTTGCCTTTAGTTTGGATCTGGAGAATTGCTTGGGTTGATGCTGGGATTCCATAAGAGCGCCATTTACTAATTGCTCCACGAGTCTTTTTTAGAATTCGTGCTAAATCAGCATCACTCTCAGCTCCGTAATGATCCTTTACGTCATCTACGGTCATATTGTTTACCTTAATAAACTAAAAGTTTCCCTAAGTAAACCATAAGTTTCTTTTTAGGTCAATAAGGTTGTTTACCATCGGAAACAATAGTTATGGGTATTTTTGCAATGAGCAGCGTTTCTGAGCGTATCTTGATGAGAATGAAGGAACTTAACCTTCAGCAGGTTGATCTGATTGAGGCTACAGGCCTTAGTAAAGGCACGGTCTCTAAATGGATCTCGGGTGTGAATACCCCGAGTGGTAAGAGCATTACTTCTCTTGCAAAAGCCCTAAAAACATCACCTGAATGGATTTTAGATGGTGAGGGTCTTAAAAATCTTGGCGGCCCTACGAAAGAAGAAGATGACAAAGGCTTTAATAACGTCAGATTTAACGGAAAAAAACTTACAAGGATTCCAGTGTTGGATTTTGTTCAAGCAGGATTGTGGCGAGAAGTCGCCTATGATGGCGGTGAGCCAAAGGGATATACCCTCACCACATATGAGAATAAAGACCCAAGCACTATTTTTAGTGTGACGGTCGAAGGTATGAGTATGTACCCAGACTTTCAACCAGGTGATGATATTGTGATTGATGCGTCAATCGTTCCTCAGCCTGGTGATTATGTGGTAGCTCAAAATGGTGATTATGAAGTTACTTTCAAGAAATACAGGGTTGTGGGTTTTGATGAGCATGGCCGTGAAGTATTTGAATTGGTTCCGCTAAATCCAGATTTCCCCATTCATAACTCGCAAAAGCATCCTATTTCAATTATTGGTGTAGTTGTTCAGCATCACAGGGAATTTAGAAAATAATAAAAGCCGCTATATGCGGCTTGTAGCAAAATTACCCCATAAATAAAAAACTCTTGAAGAGGAAACCATAATGATCGCAACACTTAATAAATCCAAAACTGCGCTAACGATTAATCGTCAAGAATTTAAATTGGCATTAGGTAAAATTGGTGAAGGGGTTGATAAGCAAATAGCTTCGCTTAAGAAGGCTAAGCAAAGCTACGATGCTGCTG